ATGAAACTGACAAGAGTTAAGTGGATTCTTGAGGCTTACGGTCTTGAAAGAATACTTGAGGACAACCAAATGATGTTGTCAGAGGCTTTGGACATTCTGTGTGACCTTGGATACATTGATCTTGACATGTACCTGAGGGAAGAGCCTGATGACTACCTAAACGATGAGGATTAAGCATGAAGTTTTACATAGCATGTCACTGTAGTGAGTTAGCCAAGTCTACCAGCGTGAAACTCTTAGCGCACGGACATACTGTAGTTTCTAGGTGGCACGATAAACCCTTTCACCCGACTGAACACCACTCGGTAGGTGAGAGATTTAATATCGCTATTGAGGACTTGAATGATATCAAGAGGTCTGACGCTCTAATCTTGGTGTCTGGCCCTGATAAGTCCTCAGGAGGTAAGTTTGTTGAGGCAGGTATAGCTTATGGATTAGGGCTACCTGTATACTACACTGGACACCGTGAGAATATGCTCTGTTACCTATTTGAAGAAACGAGGTTGTAATATGGAAATCAAGGGCCAACACATAGCGGTCTGGTTCTCTTGTGGCGCTGCAAGTGCTGTAGCTGCGAAGTTGACCCTACTCAAGTACGGAAACAACAATAAGATCAGTATTGTAAATAACCCTATCAAGGAAGAGCATGAGGATAACCAGAGGTTCCTAAAGGACGTTGAGACTTGGTTGGACTACCCCATTACTTTTGCTACTAGGTCTAAGTACCCAAGTCAGTCTTGTAAGGACGTATGGGACACCCGCAAGTTTATGGCTGGCCCTCATGGCGCACCTTGTACGGTTGAACTGAAGAAGGGTGCAAGGCAGGAGTGGGAAGAAGTCCATAAGCCAGATCATACAGTACTTGGGTTCACATCTGAAGAGACACACAGGGCTGACAGGTTTAGGCTTACTGAGAGGGAATCACTACTGACACCTTTGATTGAAGAGAGTTACACCAAACAGATGTGTTTTGATACTATCATCTCTGCTGGTATAGAAATACCCTATGTTTACAAGGTTGGGATGCCAAATGCTAACTGTATCGGGTGTGTTAAAGCCTCTTCTAGCACGTATTGGAATTTAGTCCGTAAAGAGTTTCCTGAGGTGTTCGAGGATAGAATGGAACAGTCCCGTAGAATTGGGGCAAAACTTGTTTGGTACAAAGGTAAGCGCATCTACCTTGATGAACTACCAAAGAATGCTAAGGGACACTCACTGAAAAACTATGATTTTGAATGTGGTCTGTTCTGCGAAGAAAAACTATAGGAGTTATAAATGAGCCTAACGAGAGAGGATATCCTAGCTATGGCAAGCCTAAACAAAGATGATGCTTCATGGGAATACTGGTCTGAGGATTACCCTGAAAGGGACCAACCTAAGCCAACTGTAGCTGATATGGTCAAGGAGTACCACAAGGCCGCAGGTCAGAAGCCTGACGCTCTACGGTCCTTGAGCATGGTTGAGGAAGAGTACCAAGAATGGCGGGATGAAGTCCTTGCGGGTTTTACTGACGCTGAGGCTGAACTGAAGGAACTTTCTGATCTTCATTATGTAATATTTGATTATGCCCAAGCGAAAGGGTGGGACTTAATGGAATCTACCTGGCGACTACACAAGAACAATATGGGCCGTATGTTCCAAGACGATGGTACTATCAAACGCCGTGAGGATGGTAAGATCATTAAGAACCCCGGATACCCTAAGGTAGACCTATCGGACCTAGTATAAAGGACAAACTATGAGTAACATTTTTAGAACGCCTATTGCTGAACAGATGTGGGACATGAAGTACCGACTGAAAGAATATGATGGTACACCTATTGACCTGACAGTGCATGACACTTGGGAACGTGTAGCAGTGGCACTTGCTGAGGCTGAGAAACCAGAGGATCGTGCCTATTGGCAGAAGGTCTTTTATGGTGCATTGGAATCATTCAAGTACATTCCCGCTGGTCGTATTAACGCAGGGGCAGGTGCTGGTGGCCGTAACGTCACCTTGTTTAACTGCTTTGTTATGGGTACGCTTGATGATAGCCTGAGTGGCATTTTCGACGGGCTTAAAGAGGCTGTGTTGACCATGCAGCAGGGTGGTGGCATTGGTTATGACTTCAGTCCCCTACGCCCACAGGGTTCAGAGGTTAAGGGTGTAGCGTCAGATAGTTCTGGGCCACTAACATTCATGGACGTATGGGATGCAGCCTGTAGGACCATTATGAGTGCTGGTGTACGCCGTGGTGCTATGATGGCTACTCTGCGCTGTGACCATCCTGACATTGAGAAATTCATTGAGGCCAAGCGTGATCCTCTGCGACTTCGTATGTTCAACATGAGTGTCTTGATTACAGATGAGTTTATGGAAGCGGTTAAGACAGGCTCTAAGTTTGACCTGAAATTCAATGGTAAGGTGTACAAGACGATCAATGCTAAGTCTCTTTGGGACAAGATCATGTCGAGTACCTATCATTATGCAGAACCTGGCGTGATCTTTATTGACCGCATCAACGAAATGAACAACCTCAATTATGTTGAAACCATTGCCTGCACAAACCCCTGCGGAGAACAGCCTTTGCCGCCTTATGGGGCATGTCTTCTTGGCTCTATCAACCTTGTTGCCATACTAAATGATGATTACACAATCAACTACCGTAGCCTTGAGTCCACTGTTAAGGTGGCTGTACGCATGATGGACAACGTTGTTGATGTGTCTAAGTTTCCCTTGGCTGAACAGGAAGAAGAGGCTAAGAACAAGCGGCGTATTGGTCTTGGTGTAACAGGTCTTGCGGATGCTCTGGCCCTTGGTGGTATTATCTACGGATCGGATGAAGCTGTAGCATGGACTGACAAGGTTATGAAGGCTATTTCGGTTGCAGCTTATCAGGCTTCAATTGACTTGGCAAAAGAAAAGGGTCCATTCCCATTGTTTGATGCTGACAAGTACCTTGCTACAACCAACATGAAAGGTATGCCTAAACACATTCGGTCACAGATTAAAGAGTTTGGTATCCGTAATGCTTTGCTAACTTCCATTGCACCAACAGGTACTATTAGTCTGTACGCTGGTAATGTGTCTTCAGGCATTGAGCCTATCTTTGCCCTGAGTTATGAGCGTAAGGTAATGCAAAAGGATGGTTCCAAGGTTACAGAGATTGTTGAGGACTATGGAGTTACAAAATGGAAGAGGGACAACACAGGTGTACCATTGCCTAAGTCTTTTGTAACAGCCCAAACCCTTGAGCCTAACGCCCACGTCCGTATGCAGGCAGCAGCACAGCGTTGGATTGACAGCAGTATCTCTAAGACCATTAACGTACCTGAGGATATCGACTTTGATGCCTTCAAGCAGGTCTACCTTGATGCCTATAACTCTGGCTGTAAGGGTTGTACCACCTACCGACCTAATGATGTGACAGGCTCTGTACTGACTGCTACTGAAGAGGGTCAGATCGAAGAGGGTGGTGCTTGCGAGATTAAGTTTGATGAAGCATCAGGGCAACTTATTCGCACTTGTGAGTAACAAAACGAAAGGAAATACTAATGTTCTGGAAACTCAGGTTCAAACTATCTGCCTTCTTCCTAAACTTGGGGGCAGAAGTTTGTCCTGAGCCGGGTTGTAGGCTAATAATTAAGGCCCATATAAGGATGGCAGCTAAGTGTATTATTGACACCCTAGAGGAGACAAAGTAATGGTACAGCAGAAGCCTAAGCCAAAGATTGCACGGACACCAACTAAGTTTGATAAGGATAAGGCACCGATTAGTATTCTCCCCAAGACGGATAAGCAGGCAGAGTACATCAAGGCTATCGTTGGTCCATCTGCACAGGTTGTATGCTTTGGTCCATCAGGTACTGGTAAGACTTATGTGGTTTCTAGTATTGCTGCATCACTCTACGATACCAAGAAGATTAACAAGATCGTTATTACAAGACCTCATGTGGCCGTAGGGGATGGTATTGGGTTCTTGAAGGGTGACCTAAGGGAGAAGACAGAACCGTGGGCCTTGCCCGTGCTTGACGTGTTAGAAGAGCATCTAGGTAAGGGGGTAGTTGATACTGGACTGAAGAATGGTAATATTGAGATTGCACCTATGGCTATGATGCGTGGGCGATCCTTCAAGAACGCTTTTATCATTGTGGATGAGGCACAGAATATCTCCTTTGACCAACTCAAGATGCTACTAACGCGAGTGGTGGAAGGCTCCAAGATCATCCTGAATGGAGATATCATGCAGTCAGACCTAAAGGTAACAGATGGCCTCACTACTGTCCTTGGTTTTGTAACTAAATATGATCTGCCAGTCCCTGTAGTGGAATTTGGTGTAGATGATATTGTCCGTAGCGCACTCACCCGTATGTGGGTTGAGGTATTCATTAAGGAGAAGGTGTAATGCCTAAGTTCAAACTTTATGATAAGGTAGTAGTAGTAGATAATCTCTGTGGGCATGGTTTCAACATGGGTGATATCCTTACGGTTATTAGGGTATCAGAGAGGGATTATACCTGTGAACGTGAGGGGGACCACTGGGTCTTGGTAGATGATGAACTCAAAGCCTATGAAGAACCCAAGAGATACTCTGAGAAGGATTGGGGAGACAAAGACCTCAACAATGCGATAGAAGAGGTTTATGATGAAGACGAAGAGTGGAAGAAAACCTATGAGGAGTTTTTCACCCCCAAGGGGATTATAGACGTTGATTTATGTAAACAATGTGGTTACTTACTAAATGATGAGGATGGGACTTGCCTTGAGTGCTTACTTGATGATGAGTATGCACAGGAGCGTGAGAATAAATTCAACCCCGTAAGCAAGCCCTCTCATTACAACCAAGATGGTATTGAGTGCATTGACTACATCAGGCAGGTACTTGGGCCAGAGGGTTTTGTAGCATACTGCCGTGGCAACATGATGAAGTATAACCATCGTGCTGAATACAAAGGTAACACTGTCGAGGACATGGCTAAGGCAGAGCAATACCTGATCTGGGCTAATGAAACCCTAAGTCAGATGGATGAAGCAAAGGGGTTCAAATGAAAGCGTTAGCACTTATTGCCTTAATGGCATTCAGCACACTAAGCCCAGTACATGCACAAACTTCCAATGCTGTAAAACTCTGTTACGATGGTGCTACAGTCTTGGCTAACCTTGCTTTGATCCGTGACAAGGGTATCCCACCACAGGTAGTCTATCAGATGCTTGTAGACCGTGGAGCCCCACCTGAGATGGCAGAAAAGATGCTTAGGGTGGTGTACTTCGCCTATGCGGGTGCAAGTCCTAATGAGGTGTATGATAAGTACCTTACGACTTGCCTAAGCGGTCTGAGTTAGGCATAAAAAAACCTCCCGCAAGGGGAGGCCATTTAGGATTAAGGGCTGGTGGGTAAAACCACTGGCCTTTTTCTATTTGCACCCTTTGTCATAGCCAATGATTACCTTACCACCTGCTATCACTACAGCATCAGGTGTGGCCTTATCAGCTTCAACCAATGCCTTAGCTAGTTGATCTATAGGTAGGTCAAGACCTCGGCATACCCCGGCAGAGGTATCAAGGCCGATCCCGCAACCACTCAAGAAGAGTACGAGCGTCAGTAGGGCTATTTTTGATTGCATCCTTGATTTTCTCCTCGGTTTTGATTTCCTTCTGGATAATGTCTACTTTCACCTTGGCGTGTTCTGCTGACTGAATATACTGGATCGTTCCGTATAAAGTCAAGCCAGCAACCAAGACAACAGCCACAATTCGTCCCAGTTTTGATCCAGCAATAATTGTAATCCAACTCATTCTTTGCCCCTCTTTGTAAAGTCTGTTTGCTTAGTAGCCCAATCCATCCCGTATGAAGTTCCAATGAATAGCATGAATGGCCAGATTACAACTTGCAGTAATGCTATGTTTTCAATGTACACAATGTACCCAAGGATGAGCATGAAGGCCCAAGCTGTCTCCCTCTTGAAAGTCTTTTTACCCATTTAGGTTCAACTCCAATCTTGTAAACACTTTGTCTACCTTCTCACCATTGCAGTCATGCCGTGTTCTAACTTCAATGGAACTGAACGTATAGTCGAGAGGCCCGATAGAAATCCTGAGTGTTTGACCACCTACAAGTCTATCTGTGTTCTCACCTATGTGGTCTATGTCTTTCCAAGGTATAATAAACCATTCACCAAGGTACTCACCAAAGACTGCCAACTTCAGGAACTCACAATCCTTCTTAATGAATGAAGCCCTGAGTTCTATTGTACCACCTGAGACATTATTGACGTTGTATGTGACCTTGGTGACCTCATAAGGCTCCCCCTTGAAGTAATCTGTTACAACCAAGTAGGGTAAGCCAAGAAGAAAAGCTCCAAGGATAAATCCAAGGTAGAAGGGTTTTGCTAATCTATTTGCCATTCATACCACCACTTGTAATGAAGATTACGAGGGAACTTATTAACGCACCAACAAATGCCAAGGCCACATTCCAAAACCTCTTCTTGGACTCTTCCCGGTCTTTCTTCAAGTATTCAACATGAGTTGTTAAATCCCTTACATCACTCTGTAATCTCTTAACGTCCTTTGTTAATTCCCTGATTGCTTCGCTCAGTTCTTTCTCTGTTTCAGTTGACATACATCACTCCACCCCATAGCCTGCCTCCTTTAGTAGTTTATCGTATTCCTTAGCGTAACCAGCAATAAGGTTTGCATCATCGTTACCATTTACAACACGTCTTGCTCTAACAAAGTCTGACTTGAATAGGTCCACATAGTCGCCTAGTTTTTTACCAGTGAACCAACCTTCAAGCATCCCTACGATTAGGATTACAGTTGATACATTAGGGTCTAGCGCAAGGTTAGGGTCTGCGATAAGGTCAATACCTAACTGCTCACTAGCAAACTTGTAATTGTATTCCCAAGTAAGTTGAACAAATCCCCGGCCATGCCAAGGGTAATACCTGAGGTTCTTCTTTCTCCAGTTTTCACTTAACCAGTATGCTTCCACCACAGGCTTGAATGTCTCGTTAGTCTCATGCTTAACTGTAGCCAGGATATAAGCAAGTTGGTTACGAAGCACCCCGTACTCTTGGGATGCGTCAATGATCTTTTGGGTGTACCCCACCTGATACTTAGCAGGTAGGGTCTTAACACCTTTCTTTGAGTTATAGGTACTCATTGCTATACCTCACCCTACAAGCCTGTACCCAAGTGTAGCGTTAAAGTAGAAACTCGCCGTGCCACTATTCTCGGTGGCGGTCCAGTAAACATATCCAGCCCCCACTGCCCTTGTAATACCTAGTGTCACAGTGGTCCCATCTGAACCTGTTGAAAGTCCCGTTGGAGAAGAAATAGAACCAATTACATCATAAATCGCGGCTGTCCAACTACCCGTGCCTATCGTTGCGTAGTAGTATGTCATGCTCTCCCAATAAATACCATAGGTGTCTGATAGGTATACTGGCGCTCTTGAACGAAACACACCAGATGTAGATGTAGCAGGAAGTAGAGCATCTGTTGGGTTTGTTGTTAGGGTGAACACTTGGGTAGTCAACCAGTTTGTTCCATTGTAAAAGTATTCAAAGTTCCGATCAGTTCTAAAGAACCTATCCCCAGTTGTAGGAGATACCGGGAATGACGTACCTGAAGTTGTGGTTGCTACCGCGCTTGCCAACTCAAGGATTTTATACCTGATCTGCACAGTACCTGTGAAGCTTGTAGCACCAGATATTACAATTTCGTCATGGTCTTCTGCCGTGTCAGCAATGGCAATAAGCGTCCTACGCCTATCGTTTGCCCCAGAATACATTTCCGTAACCGCTGAGGACTTAATACTCGCAGACCTTGGGTAGCTAATCGTAGAGTGAATACCTACATTATTCGCAGCATTTTCAGCAATAACGCCAATTATCGGATTGCTAGTGGCTTGGAAAACATTTCCTTCAGAAGCACCTACGCCTGCTAGACCATTAACACCAAATGTTCCTGCTAGGCCATCAGAGGCTTTGTGAAGTGCTATCTGTGGATTGGATATTGTTCCAGCGGTAGCCAAATTAACGGCCCACAACTCAA